ATAAGCATTGAACCTTCAGGCATTGATTGACAATATTCCTCATATGCTATATATAATTCTCTTTCGTGATAAAATATCATAAGTTATTTCTAAACACAAATTCTATTGCTCTCTCTGCTTCCTTATTCATATCTCTTTTTAAATACCAATTACCTGTATCGCCATCTAATCCTCTACATAGATACTCGACTTCTTTAGCTGTAATTGGATAACCTTTGCTCATTGCATTGCCAGCAGTAGATACCATAATTTGATACATCTTTGCGTACCATCCAGTATCTGTTATTAATTTATATTCTTCTACTTGTTTCTTATTTACAAATGGACAATCTTGATACCCTGTCCATGTATAGCTTTTATTTGTAAGTTGGCCTTTACGATGTTCGATTAAACCTTTCTTAATTGCTTCAGGTAATCTATCAAAGAAGTTTTCGTTTGGTACAACATAAGGGTGAGAATCCATAAGTAAATGTGGATCCATAGTTTCACCATCATGTGAGAATATAAAATTAAAACTGTTTTTGTATTTTGCTGGAATATAATACATACGGCTCAAATCTTTTGTTTGAGCATCTGCAATATCACCTATTTCTTTGTTAAGAGCATACCAGAAATGTTTAATTTGATCTTTATCAATACAACATGTAAGTGGAAATACTAATCTAAACTTTGGTTTTTCTTTTGTTGATGATGCTGTGGAATAACACACGTATCGATATTTAGAATATTTCTTTTCGATATCTTTCATATCACCTTCATAATCATCGACGTCAAGAATACCAAATCCACCCCAACCCGTTACATTATCATTACCTCTTGTAGTGTCAGGTATGTAAATGGCTGGACTGATTAGTGGTGCATCTTTTTTAGTAGGATATTTTGTTGATTCTGATAACTTATATAGAATAGCTTCAAACTCATCAAATGATTTATAATCTATTCTCTTTGTTGTTTTATTATCGTATATCGAATCAAATATTGTTAAACTTACCATGATTACCTTCGTGTGATGGTGCCTCCCAACCTTCTGGTTTTATTAAGTCAGGAACTCCTAATGGATTTGGTCTTGATGGTTTTACACCTACTTCTTTTGCCATATTAGCTTTGAGAACTTCGTCCCACGCTTTATAAGGGTCAACACCATAAGCATCAAGAGTACCAATTGCAACAACACATAAATCAATTAATCCATCAACTATTTCTTCTGGATCATTATTAGTTACAGCAGCTTGAGTTTCCATTAATTCTTCTTTTAAGAAATCAACTCTAAACTCTAGAAACTTTTTAATCTTTTCTGAAGATTTACGATTGTTCCACACCCAATCTCTGGTTTTATATTTAGTTTGCATGTCTGCAATATCTTTTACCCAATCTTTACTCATTACCCAATTACCTTATTGTCTGGTATAACAATTCCTGAATCCATTTGTCTTATTTGTTTTACTAAATCTTCAATAGGCTCTACCATAAATAGAACAAATTTCTTATCTATTGTAACACCTCTATCAGCTTTAGTATAAGCCATGAATGGCATAAAGCCAATCTTACCTTCTCCAGCTGGAATTAAAGTATACCCATCTTTTATTGTAACATCGTTTTCGGTCTCTGTTATTTTACCGATAATTTCCTCACCTGAGGATAGTCTTACTAATTTCATTTTTTTTTCTCCATAGTTATATATTATACCATAGTTTTGGCATAATGTAAATAGTTTAACCAAAGAAATCCTCCAAAGATGCAACCTCTTCAGAATTCCAACCTACAGCATTTAGGATTGGTTCAATAGGGTCAAGGAAGGTTTTTTGGAATTGCATATCGTAATCAATATACTTATGAAGATTAAATTCTTCAGGTAAGTAATCAGCAAATGCAATTACATTTTCTTTGATAGTGTTTGGTGTTCGTAAATATACAAACTTAATCTTTTCGCCGTTTTGGATTAGTGCATACTTTTTAGTTAATGCTAAATCTCGGACTTGTTTGTTAAATAGTAAAGAACCACGAACATGTATTGGTGTACCTTTTTTGTATATAGTATTATGATCTTTATATTCTTTTACTTTTGAGACTCCGCGTGGAAATGCGATTTCGTCAGGTGGTAATGTCTTGAAGTAATTTTTAAATTGTTCAATGGACTTTTGAACATCTTCTTCTTGAGCAGACATAATGATTTTAAACAATGTTTTAAGAGCATCACGACATGGTTCTGGAGTAGAAGACTTAATTGCTTCAATACCCATAATTTTTAGTTTAGGCTCTTTATATCGAACACCTTCATTATCTAGAACATTAAGTATGTATCTCTTTTTAGCAGTCCAAATACCACGGTCAGCAATAACTTCTCTTGCCATAACCATTCTATTTGATACACCGCCTAGCATAGAATACAAATCATCATATGATTTTTCCAACACTGGCTCAAGTGTATCTTGACAAATCTTATCTAGGAAATCAATAGGATTCTTTGGATTGAATTTATTAACAATATCATCTAAACTAACATATAGCGAATCTGTATCGATTGCAACAACGTAATCTTTAAACGATGTTGTTTTCATTGTTCGATTGAGAAACGAATTAAGTTCGTATTCAGCCCATCGTATTGTAAGTTGTCCTGTGAGAGTAATGGCTTCTGCAATTCTCTGATCGAAGAATCTAAAATACTTATTACCCATAGCACCGTAAAGAGAATTGAGCAGAATTTTAATTGCCATTTGTCTATTTTCAGCAATTGAGATTTCTCTTTCAATTGAATAGAGTTCTTGCTTATCATTCTTATCTACTTTTTGTAATTTCTTTTGAGCTTTAATCATGTCTGCTTTAATGCCAACACGTTCTTGGTACATTTCATCGATGATAGCTGGAATGATTCCAGGTTTGTCTGTATTGAAATATTGGCCATTTGCCGCCAATGCTTTACCTTTATTATTTGGTCTTTGTGATTTTGTAAGTACTTGTTCAATATCAACATTACCTAATTCACCATCTGCAATAGTTTCTGGTGACATATTATATTGCATAATGATTGAAGGATAAAGTGAGTTTAAATCAAAACTTACAAGGTTTTCATGTATACCAACATGAGGTTCTTTTACATAACCACCAGGATAGAATGTTTTAACTTTATCTTCTATAAATGGCAAACATATATTGTTTTCATGGAGTTTACGATATATAATAGTATCCCATATTGCAGTTGTACCAAATGTATCATTATAGTTTACACCGCCTTTATATGCCATAGTCATGCATAAAGTAATTAGACCCATCTTATCTTCTATTCGGTCAACTAACTCTACATCTTTAATATTGTAATCTATGAACTTCTGATGATTGTGTTTGTATAAGGTGTGTAGGTTACCATATTCTTCATAAGATAGCTTCTTCTCACCTAATACAACATGTGCTATGTTATCCAATTTATATGATTCTTGTGGACCATAAGAATATCCAAACTTTTTAAATAAGTCAAGATAATCTAAATTAGAAATACCTTTAAGTTCATATGAGGTTTGAGTCCTACCCATTGTTGTAATATCTCTACGCTCAATCATTCCCCATGGACTTAATCTTTTGACATATGCTTCACCTATTAGTTTATGAATACGATTTACCAAGTAAGGTATATCAAAGAATCTTGTATTCCAACCAGTGATTACATCTGGCACATTTGATGGTTGAGACCAATGTGTGATAAATTTAATAAGTAAGTCTGCTTCATTATCGCATTTGTTATATATGACACGATGTGTTTTCATATACGTATTTTCTACGTTATAATCGCCAAGACCCCATATATGATATGTATTGTCAATATTGTTTTTAATAGCAATTGAGATTACTTTATGTTCTGCTTTATCTGGTTCTGGGAATCCATCGTCAGATGCGACTTCAATATCAATCGTAGTAACATTTATTTTGTTACGATCAAATTCGATTTGGCCAGGATAATTATCATTAATAAAAGTTGAGATATATCTTGTGTTACCGAAGATATGACGACCAGCTGTATCTTTGTTAGTCCTTACCCATTCAGTTGCGCTTCTCATATCATCAAAAGCAACTTCACCAGCTGGTGTACCATCTAGTGTTTTCCAATTAGTTGGACGATTCGTACTTACATAAAGCTTTGGACCGTATTTGACTTTTTCTGTGATTCTTTGATTGTGATCATACCCACGAAGTAATATCATATTACCATATCGTGAGACGTTAGTGTAAAATTTCATAATGTAACCATTTCCAATATATAGTATATATTATACCATAGTTTTCCTATAATGTAAACAATTATTTTCATTCATTTAAAGATTGGGGGTAATTTCTTACCCCCGCATGATTTCATTTTTAGAAGCTTACCCAGGCTAAGTAGATTGTGAGTGGTGCTAAACCTATAATAACTCCACCAATAATCAACATTCCTAGGGCCTCTGCAATATCATCATATTTCGAAATGATATATTTCATTCTGTTCTCCAGTAAAAAGTTTATTACTATCTACTGGGTTTTCGCTGATGTTAGCCTTTCAAATATTGCTTTTTCTTTGATGCCCCAGCAGACCCTATTTCGATCTTCCTAGGACGCTTCTCTTCTGGGAGTTCTACTCTGGCATACACCACTAGTATTCCATCCACGAGATCAGCACCATCTATTACGACAAATTCTGAGAGTCGGAAGCTTTTCTCGAATTTGCGAGATGAGATTCCCTTATACGCATATTCTCTATCATCGCTCTCAACAGCTCCTTTGATTTTTAAGATACCGTCTTTAAGTTCGATATCTATATCTTTCATAGAGAACCCTGCCACTGCCATTTCGATTAAAAATTTCTCTTCATCGATTTTAACAATATTATGTGGTGGGTAGTTATCTGTTCCAGCTCTAGCACTTGTATGAATTCTTTCTAAGTCTTCAAATAAAGTATCAAAGCCAACGAATAATGAACGAGGTACGTTCAAAGTATTTCTTACCATTTTAATTTCCTCCTATTATAGCAAGGTTACGGAACCGGTCCAATACCGCATTCCTATATTATATTTATACAGGTTTAAGACTCTGTTTGAGTATTTCCTATATTATATTTTGGACATAATTCCCATTGAGATTTTTCTTTAAAAGGTATTACCTTTATTTGTCTCAATGGAGCTAAGTCCTTTGCAGACTCAGGTTTGACTATACTGACTAAACCCCAGTCGGCTAACAGAGTAGAAATTGTATTCCTACGCTGTAAATCGTTTTCTATTAGATTGGATGGTTTTCCATCTAATAAAAATAGCTCTTTAAAATGTACTATAAAATACCTACCTTGTTTATGTAATATATGACAAGATTGGTATAGTTTATTGTCTTTACGCGATGCAACTCCAATACGAGTTAATGTTTCTCTTATCTTGAGAAAGTCATCGGGTTCGTTAAGCGTGACTTCAAGCATATCTGCTGAAGTCCAGTTGTTAATTTGATTTTGTTCTTCCACCTTTATACATCCTTTTTTTTAACTCATCAATTTGTTCATTACTTAATAGTGTTAAAACAGATTTGGCTTTTTCATTGCTGTAACCATAATAATTTTTAATGAGCTCTAGATTTTCCATTTCACTTGGTTTCAACCATTTAGAAAATCTTTGTTTCTTCTTAATTATATTTATAAAAAAATCGAATTGAAGCCTATGGTCTAAGTGATGATACTTATTCATCTCATTAGCATATAGTATTGTATCAGGGAAAAACGATAAAGCTTTATTAATAATGTATGCGTTATATTCTTTTTCTGTTA